CGTCCCATATGTGCAAATGAGCACATATGTATGAACGTGACACTCATATTTACTTGAGGAAAACCCTTATGGAGAATAGAGACCGTTGGTCCTACAGTTTGCCTGCCGTTATGACCGATGACACATACTGTGACACTCGGTACGTATATAACGAGGCAACCCCGTGGGAGCCTCCTAGGCCAGTTTGTTTATTTGGGCCTGGGATGGCAGTAGGCTATGGCGTGCAGGCCCGTATGGGCAGTTTGTATCGTCAAGCTTCGCGTGGGCCTAAACCGCCGCGTGACCGACTTGGGCTACTTCCTCCGAAACCGATGCTCTTCAGGAAGCTCACTCTTGAGTCTCCGATCGCAAACGTTGCAGAGTTTTCTTTCAAATCAGCCTCAGCGTACGGTATAGACTGTGTAAGCATGAGAAATGGCAGCGCCGGCAAGGCGCCGTCTCCTACTTTTGCTTCTGTGATCGATACTGCTACCAGTTGGGGTTACCGAACCCCTCCCCAAGAAATAGTTAACGCATGTCTTTCCGGCATGTATAACAAGATCGCCAATAGGCGCAGCCGCACTTTTGATGCAGTTGTGTTCTACGGTGAGCGGAAGGAAACATTCCGGATGCTCAAAGGGAGGACCGATCAACTTTTAACTGTTTATCGTGCCGTTAGAAACGGCAACTTCACCCAAGCCAAGAAGTTCTTGTTAGAATACGGGGAACCAAAAGGTTACGTACCCAAGGTTCCTTCCAATAAACGACTCAAGAACTTAGCCTACAGGTTTCATACCAGTACCCCGAGCCAGCGCTTGCGCTTGGCAGAGAGAACGTGGTTAGAATTCCGATACGGCTGGCTCCCATTTCTGGGCGAGATGTCAAACTTAATTGATGACATCGCAGGTGAAAAGTCTCCAGAGACCTTTGTGGTTCGCCATCGAGTTACGAAGGACGAAATGCGCCATGCAGGATTTAATGCAGACTTCGGTCTGAAATATCCTCTAAAAGGCACGTGTAGTGTGATCGTAAAAGACTCACACTTTTATCGTCTGTCGGCTGCCTTCAGAGTTATTCGTAACTCTACGGGTGTCGACCTCGTTTCGCAACTTGAAGGACTTGGCATCCTCAATCCATTTTCGGCGGCATGGGAGTTAACTCCTCTGTCGTTTGTGGTGGATTGGTTTGTTAACGTTGGGGACGTTCTCGACTCGATAACAGCGACCGCTGGTCTTGGGACTCTTTACGTTTGTGAGTCTTACAAGTTCACGTCGTCTACTGCTAGTGGGTCAGCTAAGTTGCTGACTCCTGCGTCGAGTGTTTGGAATAACCCCGCCAGGGGTACACTAACCGGTCGCATATCCTCTGTTGATCTGAAGGAAGAGTTTGTTTACTTCCATAGGAAAAACATTGGATCGCTACCTAAACCTACACTTCAATGGCAACCGAGCCTTGGCTGGAAGAGAGTCGTCGACTCTCTGGCTTTAATTGGACAATTTACGTCCAGGGCCGTGTCCAAGAATCTGCGTTCCATTTAACAACGGAGGTGGCTTATGCCACAAGTAACCGCTATTACCCTGGCTGATGGCCAGGCTACCCCAGTCAACCACACCTTCACACCATCATCAATTAAGGATGGCATGGCAGTGTTTTATGACCGGTCGAAGAGCGTTATGCTCGAGCAGCCGTACGTTACCATCCGCACCAATCTGGCTAAGAACCCTAAGGGCATCTCGTCAGTTCGGGCGACGGTTAATGTACCCCGCTATGATAGCGTCTCCGGGAAAGTTATTGGCTACCAGTCTGCGACGATTGAATATCGTCTGGCTCCTACCGGCACAAAGCAGGATCGTGATGATCTTGTTGCGTACGTTAAGAACCTAACTGCGACAACTCTGTTGCAGCAGATGGCTGGAAACGTTGAGTCGTTGTATTAATACAGCGATCCATTAACTTTACCTGATTAGGGATACTATTATGGCTGTTCAGCTACCGCTGTTTTACAACAATATAGCAGCAAACCCGGATGTTGTCTTGAGCAAGAGCCAGATAAAGAAGGTTTTAATGCCTGCTTTAACAGGAGTTCTGCATGAGACTAATATTTCACAACTTGATATCTGTCCTATCGTCTTTAGAGATACGTATTTGCACCAAATGGTGTTTAGTAAGTATACAACTAAGGATCCAAAGACCGCCGCCGAAAGGCGACGCACGTGCCTAGAAAAATACCTAGCATGTGAGAGTCGTTGTAAGGAAACTAATCGACGCTTTGAAAAACGCGAGTTTGAAGGCACCAAGTTCCATCATTTATTGATGTTAACAAGGAAGCACCTGAATAACATTCTAGGTGTTCTGCCGGATAACTGGCTTATAGGAGCGTCTTTTGGTCCGGGTGCCTCGACACGCCTGTCGCGAAAATATAGTGACAGTGCTTTTAAGTTCGAAGGCATACCACATACTACCTCGCTTCTGTTGCCGCTTGTGAAAGCAGCACGTTTTGGACCTTGGTCCGATTTCGAAGTGAGAGAGTATGCTGAGTTTCTCACGGTTCCGAAGAATTCTTCAACGGACCGCCCAATTGAAATCCAGCCTGACATGAATCTATACCTGCAAAAATCGCTAGGTAAATTGATTCGTTGTCGGATGCGTGGCCAGTCTACTGGCGCTGGTTACCCAGCTCTTGATCTTAATGATCAGAACACGAATCGCGAGTTTGCTCGGCTTGGCTCTTTCAGTAACCCTGAGATCTGTACGCTGGATTTATCCTCAGCGTCTGATCTACTCGCAGCTCGTTTCGTCGAGTACGTAGTAGAAGACCATAGATGGTTGACTGCCTTGTATTTAACAAGATGTGGGCTCGTGAAAATTAAAGAGTGTGGTATTTTGCCGCTTCAGAAATTTTCAGCGATGGGTAACGGTTATACTTGGGAGCTCCAGTCTGCAATATTCTATTGTATGATAAGGGCTTGCAACGAGTATAGTGGGAACGACGGCGCTGTCTGCAGCATCTTTGGCGACGATATTATATGTCACAGAGATGTTTCCAGCCTTCTGATAGAGTTCCTAGAGTTTTGTGGTTTAAAGGTGAATACCGATAAATCCTTTACTTCAGGCTTCTTCAGAGAATCATGCGGTAAGCATTACTATAAAGGGTTCGATGTGAGCCCTTTCTACTTACGTGGCCCTATAGAGGACACCGTACAGTTGTATGCTTTCCATAATCGTCTCCATGAATGGATGTCTCGAGATGGTTTCAAAGATGTTCGCTTCCTTGGCGTTATTGCCTGGCTTCGCGAACATACGAGTTACCAGTTTGAGGTCCCCCCAGGCTACGGCGATGGTGGTTTCCGCACTTGCAGATCAGACGTAGCAAAACTCCACGTTGTGCGCAACAAGAAAACGCATACTAATGCATACGTTTTTAAGTCTGTGCGCTTGTCCAGGTCGACTTTAGATTGGCCCCGTATGGGGTCTGTTTGGAAGTCGATATCCGGATACGATGCGGAGCGTTGCACAGCATCTGTGTTACCTTTCGGTACTCAGCGTGCTGCCGTACGTAGGTCAATCTTCTTAGATTGGTCTGACTTAGGGAGCTGGTTCTGATTCTTCTTAACCAACTTTAACCCTCCGGCGTGGGCCGGCGTCAGTAATGACGAGTGAGAG